GTAGAAAGTTATTTAGAGGAAGAAGCTAATAAACTTATGAAGTTAAAAAAAATAAGTAACAGGTTAGGAATTGACCCATCAGAGTTAGAAGCAATGGAACAAGTTACACTATCCAACGATCACTCGGCACAAGTGAATTATGAAGGTGCTAATCGTATGTTATCAGATGATGAAAGTAAGGCTCGTGCAGCCAGAATATTACAATGGGAATAATTACTAATAAGTCTTAATTAACTATAAGGAGTTTTAAAATGGCTTTAAATATGACAACTTTTGCTGCAGCTCTAAAGCAGCATTATACAAATGAAAGGATTGAAAACATGGTCTACAAGGATAATCCATTCCTTGCCATGGTTTCTAAATATGAACAGTTCGGTGGTGAAAACCTGAAGTTACCCATTAAATATGGATTACCTCAAGGTCGTTCTGCTACCTTTTCCGATGCTCAAGCGAATAAGACCAACTCTCAATTAAAAGCATTCTTGCTTACCAGGGTTGCCGACTATTCTCTTGCATCAATTGCTAACGAAACTATAGAAGCTTCTAAAGGTAATGCGAATGCATTCATGGAAGCTGCTACTTTCGAAATCGATGGTGCTATTGAATCTGCTACTCGGTCTCTTGCTATTGGTCTTTTTGGCGATGGTGGGGGTTCTATTGGTCAGATTGACACCACTGTTGCAGGTACTACTTTAACTCTTAATACTTCTCAAGATATTACTAATTTTGAAGTTGGTATGCAAGTTGACTTTTATACTGCTGCTACTGGCGGTACTGTAAGAGCAAGTGGACCATTAACCGTTGACTCTGTAAATAGAGATGCTGGTTCTATGGTAATGAGTGCTAACCTTAATACTATTACTAGTATTACTGCTTTAGACTTTATCGTTCCTGAAGGGGATTATGATCTTAAGGTTAAAGGTCTTAAGGCTTGGATACCGTCTACTGCCCCTACTTCTGGGGATGCTTTTTTTGGTGTAGATAGAAGTGCTGATTCTACCCGTTTGGCTGGTATAAGATTCGATGCTTCCTCACTTCCTTTGGAAGAAGGTCTTATCGGTGCTGCTGCCAGAGTAGCTAGAGAAGGTGGGAAACCAGACATTTGTTTCGTAAACTACTCTAACTTTGCTGATCTAGAGAAAGCTCTAGGTTCTAAGGTTTCTTACATTGATGAGAAAATAAATCCTCAAATTGGTTTTAGAGGTATTTTGATTCATGGACCTAGAGGACCTATTAAGGTTATACCAGATCAAAACTGTCCTAATAACGTAGCTTTCATGCTTCAATTAGATGTTTGGAAACTTTACTCTCTTGGTAAGTGTCCTAAGATCTTAGATTCAGACGGACTTAAGTTCCTTAGAGAATCTACTGCTGATGCTGTTGAAGTTAGGGTTGGTTACTATGCTCAATTAGGGTGTAGAGGACCAGGCTATAATGTTAGAGTTGCATTATCTTAATTTAATATTGGGGAGCTGAAAGGCTCCTCTTTTTTGCTGCGTGTTGTATTACACTCAGACTAAAGGAGAAATAAAATGGCTAATCGAAATTTTAATAGATTACAAGCTTTAGATAAAAAAGTTAAAATTCTTTTTGGACAAGCTTCAATTGGTGCTTCAGGTGCCGCTACTTTAAACGAAACTCGTAGTGCAGGTATTAAATCAATATCTCGAACTGCTGCTGGTGAATATGATATTACTTTAGGAGTTCCAGGCGGAGCTTCAGATACTTATGGAGCTTTGTTCTTTTTTGATGGAGTACTTCTAGATGCGGCTGCTATTGCTGCAAATGGTGGACTTGGTTTTCAAATTGAAGTTGAGACAGTAGCTTCCGATGGAGTATTAAAGGTTTTTGCCTTAAATAGTTCAGGAGCTATTACTGAAATTAGAAATGGTGATGTTTTTAAATTTGTAATAGTGGTAAAAAATTCCAACGTATCAGCAGTTGGTGCTGGTTTAATTTCTTAAGGAGTCAAGCATGATTATGATGGGTCCTAGAAAAGACAAAGGAGCGATGATAGTCTCCATTATGGAGAAGTTTGGAAAAAAGAAAAGTTCTTACGATGAAGGTAAGAAGTCTAACGAAGATTTTATGGAACGAGGTGGGCATGATTCTGCTTACGACCACTATAAAGATGAAGTAGATGCTATCTTTGATGCTATTGGTGTAGGAGATAAAGAAAAGTTTTCTAAAGCTATGAAAGGATTCATTGTGAAATGTGTTTCTGGTATAGAAAAAAAAGAAGAAGATAAACATTAGGGGGGCTTTTGCTCCTCTTTTTTAGGGGGTTATTATGGCTAATGTAACTATAGCTACTCTTATGTCTCGATCTAGACAAAGAGCAGATATGGAAAATAATAACTTTGTTCAAGATTCGGAGTTAGTAACCTACATTAATTCTGGCATATCAGAATTACAAGACATACTAGTTCAAGAATATGGAGAAGATTACTACGTAAGAAGTAAAAGTTTTAATACTACAGCTAATATAGACTCTTATCCTATAAATGATTCTACCTCGGCTTATGATTTAAATGTAACTGATTTTTATAAACTAAGAGGAGTAGATGCAAAAATTAATGGTTCTGATTTTTTTACTATAGGAGCTTTTAATTTTAATGAAAGAAACTCTTATCAAAATTGGGGATCGTGGAGTTATCTCTCTGGTGTAAGATATAGATTAGTAGGAGGAGACTTAGTATTTAATCCTAAACCGGATGGAGTTACGGCAGTTAAACTTTGGTATATACCTCAAGCTGTACAGTTTGCTTCTGGTACAGACACATCTACACTTTGGGATGATCTTAATGGTTATGCTGAGTATGTTGTTACTTTTGCAGCTATAAGAATGTTACAAAAAGAAGAAAGTGATGTTAGTGTTTTCATGGCTCAAAAAGCTGAATTGAAGCAAAGAATTACTGAAGCGGCTGCTAATAGAGATGCAGATAATCCTTTAACTATTACAGATATTCATATTTCTAATAATCCGTTTTGGTTTAGTAGAGGTACAAGTTAATGGCTATTAAAAAATATAAAAAATTCTATATTAGCCCTTATGACCCTCAAGCAAGAGAGTTAAATACAGTTCAAGACTCTATAGAACAAGTTTTAACTCCAATAACTAATTCTCAGATTATTGATGGAAACTATTTAAAAGAAATAGACCTTACTGCTAGTGTTGATAATTTAATAGAACATAAGTTAGAAAGAGAGCCGCTAGGATGGATTGTAGTTAGAAAGTTTGCGGCTGTAGATATTTATGAATCCATAACGGATTCTAACGGAAATTCCTATGATAGGAAAAAGTTTATAAATTTTCAAGTAGGAACAACTATGACAGATGTTTATTTTTGGATATTTTAGGATATAGATATGGCAATAACAACTACTACAACAAATATGTCTTTGATACTTCCCACTCCAGGGCAGCAGTTAGGTCCTACCTGGGCTACTAACCTTAATACAGCTTTTAATTTAATTGATGAACATGATCATACTAGTGGAAAAGGAAAAAAAATTGGAGTCGCAGCTATAACAATAGATGGAGATGTAGACTTTAAGCCTTCAACTACTGCATACCCTGTTGCAAACTTAAGCTATTTAACTTTTACTAATCAAGATCCTGTTTATGCTAATACTTTAAACTTTAGATTATTCAGTGGACTAGTTGATGGAGATTTATATTGGAACGATGGTGCTGATCGACAAATTCAAATTACTTCCGGTGGTGGAGTAAATGCTTCTGGAGTTCAGGCTAACCGTTTTGCTTTACGTACTACAGAAGTAACAGGAACTTATACTATTCTTGAACCAGATGATAAGTCTGTTTATTTATCAAATTCTGGAACTGCTTATGCAATAACATTACCTGCTGCAGATAGTACAGCAGGAAGATTTTATATAATTAAAGATATTAGTGGGAGTGCTTCTACTGTTAATATTACTGTTACTGCATCAGGAACAAACTCAATAGATGGAGTAGCTACCTATGTCATAGCATCCAACTACGGTTCAGCTACGTTTATTAATAGAGGAAATTCCATTAACTGGGATGTAATATAGGAGAAGGTCGTGCCTTTACAAAAACAAAACGTACCATTATCCTTAAACCAAGGTCTTAATACTAAGGTAGATCCGAAACAACAACCAATCGGATCGTTTACTCGTTTAGAAAATGTTGTATTTGATAAAGAAGAAGAGTTTAATAAAAGAAACGGATACGATGAAATTCCTGCTAAGGGAATAGGTAATATTAGTTTACAATCTGTAATTGGTATAGGAAAGTTTAGAAACCAACCATTATGGATATCTAAAGATCAAGTCTATTCTTATGCCGAAAGTAGTAATGTCTGGAATAGTGAAGGAAGTTATGATTCTGTTGTTCCTGAGTCTAATATAATAGTTCAAGATGGAAAGGAACAGGAGTGTTTAGATTGCGCTTATTTAAATGGATATCAAATCTTTGGTTATGTAGATTCATTAAATTTTAAACTTTCTGTATTAGATGAAAAAACGGATGCTTTTGTAGTTTATAACAC